GTAGGTACTGAAATATTTAGTCGTGTTGCAGACTTTTATGAAAAACATGGATGTTATTGTCTTGAACCTGATGATAGTCCTAATGCCGTAAAGTTTTGGCAACGTGAAATGGATAGACGAGTTAAAGGTGTTCAAGCATATTGTAAATTATACATTAAAGATATTCCTGCTTATTTAGCAGCCAAATCTGATGCTGAACGTAAGGCTTTACTTCATAAAGTTCGTATAACTGGCGACCATTATAATTATCTTAATTATGGTCGTATCGAACGTGCTCCTAATGAAAAGGAACGTAAACAGTTAGATAAAGAGGGAAGATTTAAGGTTAATACTGTTGAAGGCTTTCCTCGATTTTGGGATGGAGATTATTGGAACTTTAAGATTGATGAGCTGATTGCTAATAATAGTTGTAACTTATGTAAAGCAAAAGCTCGTCGTAAAGGTTTTTCATATAAACGTGGTAGCCAAGCAGCTAATACTATCAACGCAAATAAGAATGTAACTGTTACACTTGCTGCCGACCAAATGGATTACTTAACTGAAAAAGGTGCTACATCTTATATGGTTAAAGTTAATCTCGATTGGTATGAAGATAAAACTTATTGGCGAAGAGGTTATCTAAGTGAGAACTTTGATAAAGGTATTGAACTTGGATATAAGAAATCAAAAGAAGGTCAAAAGGCTTTCGGATTTCGTAGTAAACTTTTGAGTGTTGCTATTGGTAAAAATGAAAGTGCCGCAGTAGGTAAGAAAGCTATTGAAACTGATTTTGAGGAAGCAGGTAAATGTTTTGGGGAAAATACTGGTTTTATAATGTCTGATGGACAAATTAAATTTGTTCAAGATATTAAAGTAGGTGATAAACTTATGGGACTTGACGGAAATCCTCGTACAGTATTAGCTACTATAAATGGTGAAGATGATTTATACGAAGTTACTCCTTTAAATGGTGAATCTCATGTTGTAAATAGTAAGCATGACATTTATATGATTTATAGGAAAAGTTATGGTAATATATGTAAACCGATTACTATGACTGCTCCAGATTATATAAATATGATTAAAGAACATCCTCGCTGGAAAGATAATCATGCTCTTATAAAAACATGTATTGATTTTGATAAAAAGAATGTTAAAATTGAACCTTATGTTTTTGGATTATGGATTGGTGATGGAGATAAAGATACATGTAGATTTACCAATGAAGATAGTGAAGTAATTGATTATTTAAAAGAATATTCAAAAAATAATAATCTTGATTATTCGATTGCAGATACTAATTCTAATGCTAAAAGAATTACATTAGTAAAATGTGAAGATGCTTCGGATAATTGGTTTAGACAAGAACTTTTTAATATGGGAGTTCTTCATAATAAATATATTCCAAAAGAGTACATTTATACTGATAAACAAAGTAGATTAGAATTTTTAGCTGGTATTATTGACACTGATGGTTCTTATGATTCTAAAAAACATAATTTTGAAATAGCTCAAAAAGACCCTGCAATTGTTTATGATATTGTTTATATTTGTAGAAGTCTTGGATTGAAAACCACTGTTTCAGAAAAGATTATAAGAGGTGTTACTTATTATAGAATTTTTATTTTATCTGGTTGTCATTTAATTCCTACTAAAATAAATCGTAAAAAAGCAGAAAATTATATTTCATTACAAAAGAATGTATTGGAAACTCGATTTGATATTAAACCTATTGGTCGAGGTAGATATTATGGATTTGAAGTAGATGGTGATAATCTTGTATTATTAGAAGATTTTACTATTACTCATAACTGTCCTAATCTTCAAAAGGCATTAGACGTTATGATGTCTAATAGTGAATCAGGTGCAATGCGAATTGGTACTATTCGTGTATATGGTACGGGTGGTACAAAAGGTGCTAACTGGGAAGCTTTTAGTAATTGTTTTTATAATCCCGGAAAGAATGATATGCTTCCTATGGAAAATATCTGGGATGCTAATAGTAGACATGCTGTTTGTGGTTTCTTTTTTCCGCAGATATGGGATTATGAACCTTTTATAGAAGATGGTAATTCTTTACTGTTTGCTTCTTGGAAGGATGATTATGACAAGAAACGTGGTGCAGAAAAAGAGAAAGATGCTGGTGAATATAATATTTATGTAGGTCAACGTGCTAACAGTCCTAATGAGGCATTTACGAACACACAAGAGAACATTTTTCACAGTCCGGAACTTACTAATCATATTAACGCTATTAAATATGATAAGTCTAGTCATTTTTATGAAGATGGTTGGTATATACTTGATGATGGACGTGTTAGATTTGTTACTAAACAGGAATGTATTGAACGAGCTATATTTGGTTCCGATAGATTCCATGAATATATAACTGATGTACCTCATAATTCAAAGACTGATGTTCATGGTTGTATAAGAGAATTTTATTCTCCTATTCCAAATGATGGTAGTCTTTATTTTATTTCTTATGACCCATATCGTATAGATAAAAATAAAGAAGAAGTTAGTACAAAAAATTCACTTGCAAGTTTTCAAGTGTGGATGCGTACTAACAGTAAAACTCCTTACATGGGTAAACGACTTGTTGCTTCTTATTGTGGTCGTCTTGATACTATGGAAGCTGTCGATAAACTTGTTCTTTATGCTTGTTTACGTTGGAATTGTAAAGTTCTTTATGAGGCTGGTACTGGTGAACTTGTTACTAATTTCAAGAAATGGGGTTATAGAGATAAGTTATTAAAAGACCCAAGTAGTTATATTAATCGTAGTGTTGATGGCCCTCGTATTACAGGTTATGGTATTGTCATTGGTGATGGCGATATTAAGTTAGAGGGTATGCGCATGGTGCGGGATTTCTTATACGAAATTGTCGGAAAAACGTCCGACGATACACCAATATATAGATTTAATCAAATTTATGATATAAGTTTCTTATTAGAGTTGGATAGATTTATATTTGGACGTAATGCAGACCGATTAAGTTCGGCTATCGTTGCAATGTTTGAATTTCGTAAAGATTCTCTTTTACTTGAACGAGAAGTTAACTCGAAAAGTAAAACTAATAATACTGGTCGTAAAGTTAATAGATTCCTAAAATGAGTGAACGTGATTTAAGAGCAACTCCACTTGTTATGCCTGACCAGCGTGCAAGTACTGCTACAAAACAAACGAAAGCTTGGTATATTCCTAATTGTAATTATTGGATTAATCTTGCTATTGGTCAGAATGATAAAACTGTTACGCAGAAATTTCTTGATGCTGCTAATGGTTTAGTAGACCCTAAAACTTATGAATATGTTCTTCGGAATTATATTGATAAGGTTGGTGAGAAAGCTGTCATGTATGGTGAGATACGTGATGTAGATTTTCTCACTCCTATTAAAGAACGATATATGGGAGAATTTATTAATATGTTCTCTAATTATCAAGTATTTAATAATGACCCTTCTGTAACTCTTGCTCGCAATAAAGTTCTTGCTGATAAAGTAATGGCTTATTGTAATCAAGAAATTATTAATCGTCTTAATGAAGCAGGATTTAATACTGGTCAAAAGACAATTAAGCAAGGTGAACTTAACGATATTATTGAGGAAGTTCTTAACGATTGGATTGATGATGTAACTATTACAACTCAAAAACGTCTTGAACTTATTAATACTATTGTTGAAGCAAAAGACAAGTATCAACAATGCTATTTCTATTGGTGGGCTTGTGAAGAGGTTTATACTTATCGAGAAGTTTATAAAGGTGATGTTTATCTTCAAGTAATATCTCCTCTCGAATATTATCGTATTGAAAGTGGTCAACGATATATTGAAGATGATGATGCAGGACTTCGTGTCTATCGAATGACTATTCCTCAAATCATTGATAGATTTCGTGATGAACTTACAGATGCAGAAATGAATTATCTTAAAGATATTTATACTGTATCTCCTAAATATGATGCTCCTGATGGCATAGTTCAAATCTTCAATAAAACAGATTTTGCTGAACGTAAAGCTATCTTACATACTAACGTAGAAGCGCTTCGTAGTGAAGCTCGATTATATGGTAAAGAAATTGATATTTATCATTATGTTTGGAAAACTGAAATTAAACAAGGTATTCTTAAACATCGAGATTTATTAGGAAATATCGTTGAAAGTGTTGTAGACGAGAATTATGAATTTGATGCTTCCGCTGGTGATATTGAAATTGAATGGGAATGGATAAATCAAGTTTGGGAAGGTTGGCGTATAGGTGGTTGTCATAGTGGTATTTATATTAAGCCACGACCTATCGAAGTTCAACGTGAAAGGTTTAACAATTATAGTGATTGTAAATTACCCTATAATGGTATTGTAGGTTTACATAAAGATAATCTTCGTAATCCTATTCCTTTCCGTGTTTTACCTTATCTTGCTCTTTATCGTATTTATACTTTACAACAAGAACGTGCAGTAGCTAAGTTTAAGTCTTGGCTATTATTCCCTGAAAGTATTCTCGCTGATAGTAGTGACATGACTACCGAGGAACGTCTTGCTGTTGCGAATAAAGATAGTTTCTTACCGTTTGATGATTCTGATGCACAACCTAATGCTTTACAATCTATTCGAGAAGTAGCTACGAGTGCTATTACGAATTATATTCAAATGCTTGATAATCTTAAACAAGGTTTGAAAGCAGAAGCTTGGGAAGCAGCTAATATGAATAATGCTCGCTTTGGTGATGCTAAAGATTATGCAGGTAAGGCTGTTAATGAATCGAATTATTTTCAAGCAATGACCGGAAGTGTTTGGAGTCTTGAATGTTTTAATCTCTTCCGTGAACGTGATTATGTTGCAAATATTGATTACAGTAAGTTTGCTTGGATTGATGGTAAACGAGGTTCTTATGTAGATCCGACGACTAATAAAGTTGTTGTAGTTGATATTGATGGTTCTTCTGATTTCTCTGGTAATATTGGAATTTATATTCGTAATAATGCCGATGTTCAGAATAAGCTGAACATGATGAAAGAACTTGCATTTAGTGCAGGTCAGAATGACCAACTTGAAGTTGCTATTGAAGCTATTAAGAATAATAATATTGCTTCTATTGCTAAGAATATTAAGAAAGCTATTCAAGCTCGTCGAGATTATGAACTTCAAATGCAACAAGTTCAACAACAAGCTCAAGCTGAAGTTGAACAAATTGTTAGTCAGCGTGAAGCAGCTAAACAAGAATTTGAAGCTCAACAAAATGCTCTTGATAGAAAACATGATATTAATCTTGAAGTTCTTAAACAAGAAGGTGAAAAAGAGATTTGGAATATGCGACTTAAAGTCGATACCAATGGAAATGGTAATATAGATAAGGATGAAGCTATGGCTGCTCAATCTGGTTACACTGCTTCTGATGTTAATAGAATAAAGTTACAAAAAGAATTAAAGCAATGATGACCGAGAATTATCGACGGCGAGCAAGAGAACCTGCAAGATAATACTACTATAATTATTGATAATATATTATATATGGTATATCTTTGTTTATGTAATAATATTCAACTATAAATAAATACTAATATGGCTGTTGAAAAAGTTGTTATACCTGATGATGAAACTCAGGAGCAAAAACAAGAACGTCTTCGTAAAGAATTAGAAGAACGTAAAGCTAAGGAAGCTAAAGAATCTCAAGAAGCTGAAGAACGACGTAAAGTTGAAGAGGAAGCTGCTCGTAAGAAAGCTGAGGAAGAAGGTGA